AAATTTTGTAAACCCTAAAGGTGCTCCTGCAGTAACCCCCGAAGTACAACAAGAATACTTTCCTGAACAAACGTCTGGCCTTGATCCAGAACTGCGTGGTCTTGTAGATCAAGCATATGAACGTACGGTGGAATACTTTGGTAATTACTATGACGTTGAACAGCTAAAGTCTATCCAAGTAGAGATGGCTAAAAAACGCACTGAAGAAGAAGACATATTCAATAAGTGGGTTAAAGGCATGAACATTAGCCGTGAAAAAGGCTTAGAAATGTTACGGCAACGTAACCCCGATAGTATCTTGTTAAAGTCAGATACTGATGCAGCAATGGAAGCGTTAAATTCTTTTGCTGGTGAATCTCCCGAAAAACAAAGAGAAACAATGTTAAACAATCTCCAAAGCGAGAATGTTATAACACGTAAAGTAGCAGAGGTAACATTGCGTAATATGGATGATTCCATACTAGGCGCAATGAATAGCGTTGTGCTTGCTGATTCTGTAATTAATCCAATTACAATTGCTCACGATGTACCTATTGCTTTTAGTGATGCTGCTGAAAGTGGGCAAGATGCATACTTAGCTGCCAGAGAAGGTAGGTATAAAGACGCAGCATCAAGTGCAGGTGGTGTTGTTGTCAATACAGCATTTGGATTTTTGTCTGCAGCAGAAGTTGTTGCATTTGGATTAGGTGGTACTAAATTACTTAAAGGAGCAGCTAAAAAATTAACTAAAACACCAGCAGAGAAACTAGAAATAGCTAAACGATACAACTATGGTGGTGCTAGACTTGCTACTATGGAAGTTGCAGAAGAGGCACGTAAACGTGCTGATGCAGTAGTAGAACAAAACCAAGAAATGGTTGAGCAGTTTATTGATGCTATCAACACTAAGTGGGATACCGACATATCCAAAATGGAAGGTGGCAAACGGGTTGTTGACTTTGATAAAGCCAAACAAGTTGGACAAGAAATAGCCACTGAAATAACAGAGCGTGATGGGGCTTTGTTTGATCTTAACTTAGGTGATGACATGATTACGTCACCTATCTTAGACCCAAACAAGTTTAATCCCCTTGTAGCTGCAGCAGTTGATCTTAAAAATGCACACCCCGAATACTTTGGTAAGGCTGATACAGTCATTGAAGACTTGTTTAATCTTACAACTAAAGGTGACTTACGTTTAACAGAAGACTTTGCTGAAGAGTTTATAGACACGTTAAATAAGTACGGCCTATCATTTGAAGATTACGTACTGGTAGCTGCAGGTTCTGCATCAAAAGCTGGTCAAGTACTACAAAAGTTTTCACAGATAAAACGATCTAAACCAGCATCTGTGCGAAATGCTGATAAAGATAAAAGAAAAGCACGTGAGGCAGGTGACTTCCGTAAGGGTGTGATGCGTGTAGAAAACATTAGACGTGGTGGGTTGGTTTCTCAGATAGCCACGGCTTCACGTAACCTTACATCAGGTGGCATACGTGTGCCTATGGAAGCGTTAGGCAATGTTATGGACCATGCTATCTATACAGCACAGAACAAGGGAATGTCTGAAGGTGTAGGTCAAATATTTAGTGGCGATAATTGGAAGGGTAGTTTCAGTAATTGGAAGTATGCATTCTCAAGACCCGATGTAGCTAAAGGCTATACCGATCTTATCCTAGAGCAACCAGAACTAGCAAAACAATTTGATGCTATGTTCAATAACATTAACGAAATACAAAAACTAACAGGACGTGGTTCTGGTACAAAAGTAGATAACATGTTGTCACTTGCGGAAGATGTGGTTGACACACTTAATACTCCCAACCGTTGGCAAGAATATTTGATTAGACGTGGGCAGTTTTTTGGTGAGCTAGAACGTTTAACTAAACGTGAGTATAACATTGATCTAATAGAAGCACTGAATGATGGTAAGTTAAAAGACCTACTTAATGATGCGTCTAGCGTAAGACCTAAAGGTGCTCCAAGTTTTACTGAGCTTGTAGATAGATCAGTGTACAGAGCGTTAGACGTTACGTATGCCAAGCAACCTGACGTTCCTGTATTCCGTAGTGTGTCTAGTTTTATAACACGTAATGGTCTTACAGTTGTAATGCCCTTCCCACGGTTTATGTTTAATAGTATGGAACTTATGGCTCAGTATGGTGCAGGTGCATCTATTCCTGTAACCCGAAAGATAGCAGGTATTGTAAATAAAAATGCACGTGGTCCACTGTCTGACTTTGAACGTCAGGCTATATCAAGAAACTTAATGGGTGTTGCTGCAGTTGGTGCGGCATACATGTATCGTAGTTCAGATGAGGCAACTGCAGAGTACAACCAACTTGCTATAGGTGAAAATGCACAGGTAGATAGTACAGCCACATACCCAATGGCACAATTCTTGTACGCAGGTGAGGCTACAAAACGGTTAATGAATGGTACGTTTAACTCTTGGTTTGACGCACAGGAATTTACTGAATTGTTTGTGGGTACAAACTTACGTACAGGCGTAGGTAATTCTATCTTAGAAGAGATGGCACAAATAGCAGGTTCAACAGACTTAACTAAAGGTGAAAATGTTGGTAAGGCTATGGGTAGAACGCTAGGAAACTATCTAACTACTTGGATGGTTCCATTTGCACAGATCATTGACGCACAACGTGCAACAGGTATTCGTGGTACAGAGTATGCAGATGTTTCACGTGATCCAAAGCTAGAGTTTGGACACTCGTTTGCAGATAATGTTCGTAGATCAGTACAGTCTCGTGGATTCTTTTTATCTGCAGAAGAAGAAGCTAATCTACCACGTAGGGCAGAACCATTTTATCCTGATGGTAAAGAACGACTATCACCTGCGTTAAAGTTTGCAGGTGTAACAATGACAAACCGTCCACCTGAAGATGCAGAATATCTAATGGAGTTAGGCTTTAACTACCGTGACTTTGGTAGTAGAAGTAAAGTGCCAAGCATAAAAGCATTTGAACAAGAAATGATTAATGGTCACATGGAACTCTTAGCTAAAGGTGCTAGGCAGTACGAAAAAAGATTACATGAAAGATACTTGCGATCTGACAAAAGTGTGCGTAATGAATTTACACGTCAGCAATACACAAGCAATCACCTACGTGCTTACGTAAGTGAAAGACTGAAAGAGTTTAAGGCTAAGATTAGAGATGGGGCTATTGCACAAGGCGATCCATATGCACGTGCAATGACGCAGTATAGGCGCATCAGTCCTAAATTTAGGAACTTGGCTACTACAAAATTTGTGGAGATGTATGGAAAGCGCAGGGAAGCAGAGGGTAAGGAGCCAATGCCTGATCCGCTAGACGCAAAAGATTTAAAAGCTCTCATAGCAATAGCTAAAAGAATGAAAGCAGCATACTAAATTAAGGGGCCATTACAGCCCCTTTTTTTCTAGCTCCTCTATAAATTGTTTTAACAGTTCTATTAGCTCTTGCCTCAGTTCATCAGGGCTTGTTACTTTATCACGCAGAAACTGTTTGGCCTCTTCCTCTAGCTTCACGTTCCTTTACCTTCTTTAAGTTTTCAAAATAGGCAGTGTTAAACCCCCTATTCCACTCACGATACTGCATTGTATCTTTGTGAAAAGGGCTGTTAACCCTTCCACGTTTAAAGTCCGAATACCCTTGCTCGTATTGAAACTTTAATGGCGCATCATACTTGCCTAGTCCACGTTCTTTTCTTGTTTTCTTGTGTGCTTGTGCCATATGAATGTCTCCTTATGCTACGTTAATTAACTCTGCTTCTTGGTACGGGATGTGATAGAACGTTTCATTCTCTGGCATTCTATAGTTTGGCCCCGTAGGTTTCTGTATAGTTTCATCTGTCATCTGTGTGCCTTTAATCTTCCACGCTTTGTCGTAAGTTTTATTGAACACAAAGAAGTACAAGTTGTCTAGGTTGTCTTTATACTTTTGTACAAGCCGCCTTTTACGTGCAGGAATACGTACCTCTGCCCACCATGTAGGCCAATCACCGTTCCACTGTGCTTTACGTTCAGCTTCGTGGTAATATAAGACACCATCCTTTTCAGACTTAACATCTGCATAGAAATCTTCTTTTGAATCTACAATTGTGTGTCCTTCACCCTCTAGGTATTTGATGAGAGCTTGCTTTGATGGACCATCTACTTTGTTGTAAACTTCTGGTCTAAATTTTCTTACGTGTACATCCATAATATACTCCTTACGTTAAATCTACAATTTCACAAACGTCACCTGAACAGGCCATCGTTTGCATAGCGACAGTGTTATCCTCTTGCTCATAGTCTGACAGTGCTTCCCAATCTATTGCCTTTGGCATGGACTTGAGTAGTACATTATATTCTTCCTTACTGCAATCTTGATACGGTGCTTGCTGATAGGTATGATCAGAGTGTGGTAGAAAAGACACACCTGACATTTCGTCAAAGTGTTTATAAACGAAGGCTCCCACCTCAAGCCATTCATCATCCCGTACTGATATAGTCACGCTAGGTTTGTGCTCACACCAATGTCGTTGGTATATAAGCCACATTTCTAGCTGCTCAATAGCAGTCATATCGTTACGTGTTACCGCATTGCTAGGTGACTTCTGTGGAAAACTAAACACAGTAGTCGTGTCACCCTTAAATACACACGGTTCGTTAGGTATTCCCTGATCAATCATAAACTTCGTTAGTGGGTCTTTGTTATCGCCTCTAACGGTTCTGATATAATAGGGGGAATGTCTGGCATGAATACCACTGGCTGAGTCAACGAGTTGCGAAACCGTGCCGCTAGGTTTAACACAGCTAATACTAACAGAAGCATTAACCCCCAAACGAGTAGCCCATTCCGCATTTGTTTCAACTGCAACTTCACGTAATCTAGCAAGTGTTTTCTCCAATCCTTTATTCTTTGTTGTCATTAATGGATTGTCCATTATCCCTGTGAGAGACACACCGAGCAATCGTTCTTCCTCTGTATTTCGCTGCCACACCTTTCGCAAGTATGGGAACTTGGTGTATGTAGACTGTACAGTTCCAAGAATTGTAGCCAATCGTACTTTCCGTTCCAGATCATCAATACTGTCTGTTGCACGGACAACAACCTCAGTGAGATTACAGAATTGATATGGGCGTAGGATAATCTCTGAGCAAGGGTTAGTTCCGAACTCGTGGTTAGGATCACGTCTACCATACTTTGCAGCTTGCTTCTTACTTGCTTCACGATTAAACACTCCTCTCTCGCCTGATTTACTTTCTACTAATGACATCCACTCACGCATAAACGTTTCAATGTCTGGCTTCTCTGAATACGCCACTGAATTGTTTGCCAATGCACGATGTGCAGCAGTCTCCCACCACTGTCCTGACTTAGCGTGACGCATACGATCATCAGATAAGTTAGACAAACTAATCATAGCACTACGCCTTACGCCACCCACAACTACTATCTGTCCAATAAAACACATAAGATCGTGACATTCCATAGACGATAGCTTACGGCCTTGTGCATTCTTAAATGTCTGTACCGCAAAGTTGAACAGTTCAACCAATGGTGCAGGTCCACTAGCACGTCCACCGAATGTCTTTAGTCTTGCACCTGCAGGACGTACAGCAGTGACATCCCACTTGGGGATTTCACCAGCCCATAGGAGTGCTAACAATTGTCTGAACGCTTTCGCCCATCCCTCCTTACTGTCTTTGACAACGATAGTCGTATCACTGACGAACAGTTCAGGAACTTCAGGAAGTTTGCTGATGAACTGTCTCTCGACACTGAATCCGACACCAGTGCCACAGAGCAAGATGAACATAGCCTCATCGAAGGACTTAGGGTCATCTACGGGTAGGTAACTACAGTTATAACCTGCCGTGTTATCACGGTCTAAGGCAGGGCCAGCAGTCATCATGGCTCTCATACTTGGCATAATCTCAGTGCCAAGGATTGCATCACGTATCTGATTAATATAGCTATCGTCACCTGCAATCTTACGTACAACGTTATCCATATAACGTTCTACAGTTTCACTCCAACTCTCACGCCCCTTACCATCAAAGTACTTTGCGTATCGTGACTTGTGTATAAATGACTGATAGTCAGTCGGTAAATAGTTACTCATCGTTTGTCTCCTGATCCTGTTAATACACCCCGATCTTTACGATCTAATAATTTATCCAAGTTGCCTTGTGCAACTACGTCCATGTCTACGTTTAGGTCACGGCATAGTGCCGCAATGTACCACAGACAATCCCCTATTTCATCTGCAATGGCTGTACGATCAAAGTTGCCATCACGTAATATCTTCTTTACTTTATTTGCTACCTCACCTGCCTCTGCAGCTAGGCCAAGAGCAGGGTATATAACCTGATGCTCTACTTTGTAAATGGCTGTTTCGGCTGCTTGGTTTTGATAGTTGTTCATTTCCATACGTCAATCTCCTGTCAATACTTTAAGGGTTTTAATTTTCATTCCATCAATGTCGTAAACAAATTCCTGTAGCGTTTCAGTTACTTCTTCTACAAGCATACCGTCAACGGGTACAGGATATTCGTCCTCATCTATTTCCAAAGTCAAGAATACTTTGATCTGCATTTGTTACCTCTATTAGTTTATTCAAATACCATTGGGCTTTTCTCAAGTCCTCAATGCCGTTTTTATATCGGTAACGCCACAAGTATTTCATAATGTTACCCTGTAAGTAGTGTTCAAAACCGCCACCTGTTGCAGCTTGAATGGCATCAATGCACTCAATACCTGCTTGGTTATAGTGTGGTGGTTTGTTTACATTGTCTGCCATATCAATCTCCTATTTGCTTGCGCCAAAGCGTAGTTGAATTATGTTGCTATCGTCTTTGACGATTTCTGGTTTATCTTTTTTCTTACTCTGTTCTAGCATACGTACCGTGTAGTTGTAAAGCTGATCCCTAAATTTTAAATCATCTTCCATCAATGGTATTGATGATACTGCCATATTTGTAACTATGTCTACGTGTGTGTAGTCATCGTCTTTTAGAAAGTTATCGTCCATAGTCATGTAGCCTACGTTTAATTCACCTGTCCACGAGTCATCCTCATCTATTATTGGTGATATTCGTATAACAAAATCGTTAGGCTCAAAGTCTATAAATGTTTTTTCGTGTTTGTCATCCATGTTAACTCCTTTTTATTTTTTGTAGTGGAAACTCAATTAGGTCTGGATGTTTGTCTTTACCTTTCTCTTTCAGCCATTCCAGTGGTATTACTCTGTCTGCGTATAAAAACTTTTTACGTTCACACCAGACGCCATAGGTTGTCTTTGCCCCCTTGCTAAGTTTGCGTCTGCTGCTTTCAAACACAAACCGTATGTCAAGTTGGGGATGTTGCTTTTTAATAAGCTCATGTTTCCTACGATCATCTGATGTGAACCGCCCCTTTGTCTCAATGATAATGCCGTTAGGCAACACGAAGTCTGGCGTGTAAGTACGATACATCAAATCTTCCCACTCGATTTTAACTGCTTCATACTTGACAGGTACTTTGTGCTCGACCAACCAATCCCGAACTTTGATCTCTAGCCCACTCCTGTAGCCGTACTTTAATGCTGCCTTAAACTGCTTACCGTTCACTAGATTTTCCAGTGAAAGTCAAAGGGAATCCCAAAGGAAGAAGTCTGTACACCCAAGTCTTTTAACTCTTGGCGAATAGCTTGATCTGCTTCCTTACGTGCTTGCATTGCAGTACGCAACCCTGCATACTTTGCTTCTCGCAATGCCTTTTTCTTTGCTGCAAGCTCACGTTCCATGTCTGCAATGTGCTCTTGCATTTCTTTAATTTCATCATCACCTAGCATGTCAATACTCCTTTACTTCTATGTATGCAACTGTCTTAGGCTCCTTTGCCTGAGACACTTTCGATGGTAACTCTTGAAGAGTGGGCCAACATTCAAATCTGTAGTCACAGAAACGACAGTTATCGTTCAGCACAAAGTTACCTGACGGTTTACCTCTGTATGTCTCAGGCACAGGCTTGAAACAACGCTTAAATTTATTGTCGTTTACGGTGGACACAGTGTCGTTTATCTTCTCCATCTCTTTGTCTACGTCAAGGCCAGTAGCAGGTACATACTTGAACTCACCATTACCCTTGTTGACTACCCACCAACCACCTGCTTTTTTGTTGGATGCTTTCGCATACCCTGCAAGTTGTCCTACGTAGCCAAATGAATCTCCTTTAGACAAAGAATCAAAAGAATCAAACTTGTTTGTGTAAGACCAAGGTGATGCTGACCTTATGTCATCAACTGCATCGTCAATTACAATGTCGTAACTGCCCTTGATATTATTTTCACCAACAGGTAGAGACACAGTATCCGTATCATCATATGATACACCTGCCTCTGTAAGAATGCCCTTGAATACTGCTTCGACAATATCACCAATCATCATATTCATTACGAATGTAGATGGCTTTGGCAGTGCAGTCTCAGGCTTGTTCTTATCAAACCAGAGTTGGCAGGTAGGACGCCCAATGTTGGACATCCGTAACCTGAACTCATCACGAGACTTACCACTACCGAACTGTCTTACAATAGCCGCAGCTACATCTGAACCCACTTGCATAGCAGTCTCTGGAGAGAACTCTGTCTTTCCATTGGCTGCATCTGTCATGTACTGGTGCAGTTTTAGTTCAGCAGGGTGATGCATTATGCAAAGTCCTCTTCTGTAATGTCAATAAACTCATCGACTGTTTCAGTATCAACTTGCTCATGCTTCTGCACATTCTCATCCCATGCATTGGAAATGTACTCGTTGTAGTTAGTGATCCACGCCAAGAAGTTTCCAAGTGTTTCTTGTGCATCATCATCTAACTCTAACGTCTTTTGTAAATCCAGTTTGGTTTCTGGCAGATAGAACTTGTTACCATTTGGCAGTGATTGCTCACTGGTTGAGGCACTAAACGTGTGCATTGGCGGTAGCCTACGCATCTTGCCTAGCTTAACGAACACATTACCAATAGTCTTGAACGCATCACGGTTCTCAACTTCCCAGATGAATGGGGTTGCGTCCACGGTCACAGGATTACCTGACGCATCTACTGGGTCTACCAACTCCACTATCCCAAACACTGCACGAACACGCTTGATTTGTCTGATCAAATCTTGCATCTTCTCAGGCAATGCCTTGAAGTCTTCGATATACCCTGCAGGTTTACCACAGTTGAACCCACCGTCATTGTCTTTAAGATCAATGTTCAAGTTATCAGCCATCACTGTCTTGATGTATCGGTTAGGCGTACTGTCGTTACCCTTAACAAAACGTTTATACATATAGCGTTGTACGAATGGACGTACATTTACACCACTAGCATAATACGTAGGACCATCAGGTACTTCTAGTTTGTATGTGCCACCCGACACTACCTCTAGCTTTACCTTCTTGCCGTTCACTTCCTGCTCACCCATGATAGGTGAATGGTTGATACGTAAACGTGCAAGAGTAGACGATTTAGCCGCTTGCTTTGTGTCAAGCGACATGCCCATTAGCTTTGCCATATCTGTAAAGTTATTGTTGTTTGTTGCTACTTGATTCATGTATGTTTTCTCCTTTTTCAAAGTTGCGAAGTTATAGTTATATCAGGCTACGTCTTTTGTGTCAAGCCAATTCGGACCAATTTTTGCCTCTAATAATAGTGGCACATTGAAGTCTATATTCCACTTCCTATTGACCAAAGCCGTAAGCATTTCATTTGTGCGGTTTATCACCTTGAGTACCTTATCCTTTTCGTTTGGGTGTACATCAATCACAATACTGTCATGTACTGTGTTGACGATACACGAGTGCATCTGATTTACACCTAATAACTTGTCGATATATATCAGAGATATAGGTACAATGTCAGCAGTGGCAAACGATTGTACAGGATAATTCTTAATCTGTGTGAAATATGTCACACCCCCATAACGTCTGCGCTGCACATCAGGAAATGCAAACTCACGTCCTGATGGCGTAGTAATCTTGCCAGTGTTTAGTGCTTCCTTGGCGAGAGCTTTATGCCACTCACCAATACCACTGTACTTGGTAGTAAACTGCTTGTAGTACGCAGCCTCTGCTTCTGTACGACCAAACCCACTTGCCCCATACAAAGGTGCAAAGGTGTGTGCCTTGGCATCTTGGCGTGAGATAGGTTGTCCTGCATCAGAAATAACCTTGGCGGTGTACGAATGCACATCAAAGCCTGTAGTCACCTCGTCAATGGCAGTCTTGTCTTGCGACAGGAACGCAGCCACACGAAATTCTAACTGTGCAAAGTCGGCTTCCATCACCTGACCGCCATCCCATCGTGACTTAAACACACGTTTTACTGGAAATGTACCACCACGTGGCATGTTCTGCATGTTAGGGTCTGCCCCCGACAGTCTACCTGTGCCTGTGCGGTGTTGTAAGAGCCGTACATGTAGCTTACCGTCTTGCTTGGTATGTGTGGCTATGCCCTCTACAAAGCTACTCAGGTAAGTCTCTACGGCACTCAATCGTCTTACTCGTTGTAAGAATAACTCTGCCTCTTTCATGCCCTTGCTACGTGCAATGCCCTCAAGAAATACAAGGTTGTCTTTACTCGTGCTGAATCCGTTAGCACTAACCCACTTAGCTGTAGGCGGTGTAAACTTTAGCCCTGCCACTTGATTAGTATCACTAAAAGTGTACCCCACAGTATCACACGTAGGACATCTGTTAGGTCTGGCGTAACGTGTTCCATCTTTCCTTACCTTCCATATTTTACCACTACCTTTACATGTTTCGCATTGCTTTGCCTTCTGTTTGTACAACACTTCACTGCTGTTGCGTACCTGATACTTGTAGTCCTGATCATCCATACGATCATCAAACAAGTCTGCCCAAAACTTTTTGTCATGTGGCTTACGACTGTAGATAACCCACGATAGTTGCTCTGGGCTGTTAAGGTTGATAGGGCGATCCCCCATCAGATCACGTACCTGTTGCTCTAGCTCAACTACAATAGCATCACGCTCTTGCTCAAACTCCTCACGCACACCATCAAGCACGTCTAAGTCAACTGCAAACCCACGTTGGTATATGTGGGCAAGATGTACAGCCAACTGATTAGTCAGCTTTATCGTTGCTTCCAGTGTACTGCATTCCTCGTACTTCGTCTGCAAACGGTTGTACAATTCTTGTGTAGCATGTAGGTCAGATGACAGATAGTCACACAAGTCAAACCAATTCATGTCACGTACAGACTTACCTGCTTTTAGCCACTCTTTCATTGTGTCTTGCTTCTTAGTGTCAAGCTCGTAGCGTTCTGCACATGCCTCAAGTGACAGAGGTTCTTTCTGTCCACGTTGTAAGATGTACTCACCTAGCATTGTATCAAAGATTTCACCTTCATAGGTAAAGCCTGACTCCCATAGCCACACTAGATCGTGTGCGGCATTGTGCATAATAAGAAGGGAAGCCTCATCCAGTTTCAGTTGGACGATGGCTCTCCCTTCTGTTGTGGGCTGTTGCTCTGCGTGATCGAATGTTACAAGGTTTGCGTTACCAAGATCATCTAGCATACCCACCATAACCAATGTATTCTCTGGTTCAAACGGATCAAGGTGTAACTTGCCGTTTCGTTTTGTCACTGTGTTTTCTACGTCAAGGGTCAGTTTCATTGTGTCTCCTAATAGTCGGGTGTTATCATATCCTCTGCATCATCTACTAAACCATTTTCATAGTGATCGTCAAGGTGTTTCTGAAATTCTTTATCGTCAGCGTACATAGCCATAGCTTTCTTGGCTTCCTCTAACGTCAGTTTGTTTGCTACCATTGAGTTATACAATGCAATCTCATCTGCCATACTACGTGTGTTCATGCGCTTTCTTTCCTTTGCTCGTTGTCTTTCATCGTCTGTCATTTCTCGTATCATCATTCTTCC